GGATACTCTTGCTCTTGCTGGTAGTACTGAAGTTCCTCTAGCTCGTAAGTATAGCGCGGGCGCGGGCGTGGTTCTCGTATGCACCGCCCCAGACGCTATCTATGAGACGGAGACGACTCTAGCGGCCAACCAGACGAATGTGGGATCGTCCTGTAACGTATCCATCACCGCTGGCGATACTACCACCGGTCTTTCCAAGCAGGTAGCTAATACTGTGGTTGCGGCCCAGGGGACTTCCGAACACGCACAGCTTAAGATCGTGGCGATTGCTCCCAAGATGGATAACGATACGGCGGCAGTCAATACCAAGGTCTATGTCACGATCAACAAGCACTTCTTCGCCAAGAATTCGGCTGGCGTGTAAGGAGGAATGGTAAATGTCAACTATTACTCGTGGTAGTTTCGCAAAGGCTCTCTGGCCCGGCGTGAATTAACGCGCCCTTTGTAGGTAACTACAATGTTAAAACTCCTTTAATTGCTGGAACATCCATAATGGACAATCAGCAGCGAAGGCGATAAGAATGAATCTGATATATAAAATAACCAATAGGGTTAATGGAAAAGTATACATTGGCCAAACTATAAAAAGTTTAAGTCAACGTAAAGCAGAGCATATATCGAGATTCAAGTCTGGTGTACGGGACCATAAGTTATACCAAGCTATGCGGAAATACGGGCATGAGAATTTTGATTTTGAGTGGATTTGTTCGTCCCTTTCTAAATCTAATTTAGACGAACTTGAACAGTATTTTATTCAATATTATAACTCATACCGGCGTGGCTATAATATGACTTGTGGAGGCAATTCGTGTAGTGAAGAAACAAAAGAAAAACTACGTCAGATTTTCAAAGGGCGAACTATTGATTGGTATGATAAGGTTATATCTACAAAACGACTGAATGGGACCTTGGGTGGTAAAAAGGCATTTTATGAAATTCGTGGTCCTGATGGCTGCAAATATTTTGGAAAAGGTATTGCAGAGTTTTGTAGGCAACATAACTTGGATCAATCAAATCTGACGAAGACACTCACTGGACGTAATTGCTGCAAAGGCTATATTCTTATCGCAACGTTCAACGACTATCCCGAAAGGGAGTACAGTCAAGCGACTGGAAATGGGGAGCGCCGTTAATCCCATAACGGCTGAAGATATAGTCTGGTCTCTATGGAAACATAGAGCTGCGAAAGCGGGCAAGGTTTAGCGAACCTTGCTGAACATAACGAAATTCCTGGTACGGGATGGAGTATGGGAAGTATCCCGAACAATGGAGGAACCTCTTCAGCATTGAGAAGAGCACTAAGGCTTATGAAGAGGACGTAGGAACCTCCAGCTTCGGTCTCGTTCCTGTGAAGGACGAGGGCGGGGCTGTCAGTTACGATACCGAGATGCAGGGTTTCACGACTCGGTATGTACATACCACCTATGGTCTGGGCTTCATTGTAACCCGTGAAGCCTTCGAGGACGATCAGTATGGTGTTATCGGAAAGCGTAAGGCCCGTGGTCTTGCCTTCTCCGTAGCTACCAGTCTGAATACCCTCGGGGCTGCGGTCTACAACAACGCTACTACCTATACCGGCGGTGACGGCGTATCTCTTCTGAATGCCGCGCATCCTAACGTAGCTGGTGGAACTCAGAGCAACCTCTCTTCCGCCACCCTCTCTGAGGCGGCTCTTGAAAGTGCCTGTATTGCGATCAGCAAGCTTACCAATGATCGGGGTCTTCGGATCAACCTTCAGGTGGGCAAGCTGATTATTCCGCCCGATCTGGCCTTTGAGGCACATCGTATTCTTCAGAGCGATCTGCGCGTCAATACTGCTAACAATGACGCCAACGCTGTGAAGGATATGGGAAGTATCCCTGGTGGGATTATGGTGAATAACTTCCTCACCGGAACTACGTCCTGGTATCTGACCACTAATGCTCCCGATGGCATGAAGGCTTTCGAGCGGCGTTCTCCTGCGTTCGATATGGATAACGACTTCGATACCGAAAATGCCAAGTTCAAGACCACCTTCCGTATTTCCTTCGGTTGGAGTGATTGGCGGGGCCTCTACGGCTACGATACCTAAAGGAGGTGAAGCATGGCTCGGGAAGCTGGAGATACTGACTTCACCAACGTCAACGTAGTAACCTGTATCAAGGTTGGTGGTACTAAGGTTCTTGGAACTCAGCAGGCTTCAATTGCTAAGATTGCTGCGGAACTCGCAAGTACCAATAACCTAGTAAACGTAGTAAACAGCATCCTGGATGTTCTGGATGCGCACGGTCTGACTGCGTAAACCCTAACATGGGGGGTGGTGCTCCCACCCCCCATACCTTTATAAGGAGTGAATATGCTAGATTTTCGTCCCGTTAGTTCTGGTAAGATAGATTGTAAGGTAGCCGCCAAGACCAATCTCGCTGGGGCTATGTTTAGTGGCTGCGATCTATTTGAACCCGCTGGAAATAATCCGACTATTGAGATCAAAGATAATGCCGGTGCTGGTATTGTCCTCTTCCGTTATGAGCATGATGGAGCCAACACCTCTACTGTTGAACTTTCCTATCCTGTAGGCACTCTCAACCCGCCTATGGAAGTTAGCCTAACGAATGTCAATGCAGTTGTAAGGTATCGCTAATGGCCAGACGGAATACATGGAAGCGTGGCGATTGGTTGGCCATTTGCGACCGCTGCGGGTTTACATTCTATGCCTCTGAACTGAGGAGGGAATGGACGGGTCTTATGGTCTGTGCCGACGATTGGGAGGAACGCCACCCTCAAGACTATCTGCCATCACGAGCAGACAATCAAGCGCCTCCATGGACCCGTCCTGAACCTGCTGATACATTCACCACTGTAGTTACCCTGGGGGATAGAAATCCCATGAATGGGGAACTTATTGCTGGGGCAACAAACGAATCGACCAACGCTGCGAATTTTCAATACGCTGTTGATGATGCAACGAACACTTCTAATGTTCCCTATGGGTTTGCACAGTACAATACCATTAGTAATACCTATGTAGATTTTGAATACTATGATGGATCAGAAAATATAAATGAAATCTAACTTAAAGGATTTGCTATGGCTGGATCAGGAACAGGAACCCCAGTAGTTGTTGTTAGTGGAACTACTTCCGGCTCTTATGATTTTCTACTAGAGCGTACAGAGATAATTGATGCTGCATTGCGTGCCCTTGGTGTATTGCGGGCAGGGGATTCTGTTGCCAACGATTCGACTCTAGCGGCAGATTGTGTCGAAGCACTAAATCTGATGCTGAAGAGCTGGCAGAATATCGGAATGCAGCTTTGGACTACTAAAGAAGTAACAGTAGATTTGACGGCAAATAAGAGAACATACTCATGGAATGAGTCTGGAGATATAGCCCAGCCAACAGCTCTTCGGGTGATTGCTGGTTATCGTAGAAGTAGTTCAAACACAGATGCTGAACTAATCGTTGTAACTCGTGACGAGTATAATCGACTAAGTAATAAGTTTGCATCCGGCACCCCAACTCAAATCTACTATAACTATCAGGATTCCACAGGAACCCTTTATCCTTGGCCCGTTCCATCTTCTGCTGGGACGAATATCGTACTTGTCTACCACGAACCTTTCGACGATATGGATAATACCACAGACCGGTTAGATTTTCCTCAGTCTTGGTGGGAAGCGGTCAAGTGGAATTTGGCTATTCGTTTAGCTCCTGAGTTCGGTAGACAGACTCCTCCCGAGGTAATCAGTCTAGCTCAGCTTACCTTAAAGAACGCTATGGAGAACTCCTACGAAGAGGGGAGTATTAAGTTTACCCCCTCTCCCTGGATGAGGCACAGATAATGAACTACTACAACTCAAAGTTTCCATTGCTGTTCGCCCCGAAAGGGGTAAAACGATGGGCTATTACGATTGGTCAGAGAACGTGGTACTCTGTACCACAGGACCAGGTAGATGCTGCTTGGGTGAAACATGAGAATATCCATAAGGATCAGTGGAAGCGTGAGGGGTTTCTAATGGGCCTAAAATATATCTATTACCATTTCAGGTATGGGTATGATAGGAACCCCTATGAGATTGAGGCAAGTCGATAATGCCAAAGATAAACTTCCTCGCTACTCAAAACAAGAGTATTTCAGAGCAGACCTCAATCCAGGAACTTGAGAATATGTTTCTGGAGCAGAGCCCGGAGGGAACTAAGAGTAAATTCATCGTCCGGGCTCGGGATGGATTTGCTCCTGCTGGTCCTGCATCTCTAATCAATACAAATATCTATGGTCTCTTTGAAACGGCTTTCGATCCTAGTGAATTAAGTATAGCTACTACAAACCATATTATGTTCTATGATTCATTTTCAGTGCTCTCTCAAACGAACTTAGTTAATCACGTTTCTGATTCAAATCATACATGGCGTGTAAATAATATTGCGGGAGCAAATGTCAATACCGTTGCTCTTGTATTTCCAAATAATCATTGCTATTTTCATAAAACGGCAAATATAATTATTCCAGATAGAGATACCTATTTTGTAAATACAAATGTCAACTACGCTAATAATGTATTAATCAAACTTATCAATACTGTAATCAGAAAAGATAATCCTTTAGTAACTGGGGTACCTATTAGTTTCTATGTTCGTGGAGATATAACGAACACTACATATGAACGAGTTACAATATCTCTTACAAATACAAATATTACTTTTGGGCTTTCTCAAACAATCGGATTAACTACCTCTGGGTTAGTTTCGGGGACTCCTGCTCCAGTACAAGATACATACAACTTGGATATAACGTTTACCGCAAAGCCCAATAGACGAATTGTTATTCATGATTCAAGTTCGGGAACTACATTTCTAAATAGTCTGATTACAAATTCAAACCCGTGGAGTAATAAATTAAACGAGACTGGTGTTCAAATTACTAATTCGTCCCCTTTTGTGAATGCAAATATTACTATGTCGGGGCTATCAATACTCGATTTAGAAATTCCACAAGGGTTTACCGTAGTAGAAAATCCGGCAAAAGTAGTTGTTGCCTACCAGAGCAGTAATCTTTCAAATATCGTTCTGGCTAAAGTGGAAGATGGGGAGATCACAAATACGTTTGAAGTTTCCAGGACTAACTTCCATACAGGAGATTCCCCACTCTATTTTACTTATGGAACTACGAATATTGTTTTCAGTGGAAATCAATCCAACTTCATCGTAACAGAAAAGGACCTAAGTAATGCCGAATCGGTAGCCAAGCCAGAATGGGCGGCTGGTGATGCTGGTACTTTGGCATTTCTTGGTGGTCATTATTTCTGGAATATGGAGAACACCGGTCGTTTCTATGCTTCTGAACTACTCGATCCTACTGACTGGCCCCCTGAACGCTTTGCAACGGCTGAGTATAAGGGGGACAATCTTCGAGTATTGGAAGTATTCAAAGACCTCCTATGGCTCTTCGGTTCCCGTACTGTGGAGGTGTGGGGACAATCTGGACTTTCGGATTTCCCTCTTGCACGGCTCCCCAACGCTGTTGTTCCCTTCGGTGTTATTGGGCAGGCTGTAACGCAGTCCCCCTCTAATATATACGCCGTTGGGTTCTATAAGGGGACTGCCGGTGTTTGGAGAAATGAGGGATATGATTTCGTAAAGGTAAGTACACCTGAAGTAGACAGATATATCACAGATCGTTTTGATCTAAATGTTCCTTTCGATCGCCCCTTCTATCTTGCTTACTATCAGCAGGAGGACCACAGATTCGTCGTCCTGAACAGACTTGGGGGTGGTCCGGGAACTGGTCAATATCCATCTTTTGATACGACTGGTAGATGCTACGTCTACGATGAAGCTACGCAAACTTGGCATACTAGAACATCAGGATTCGGTTCTGGCGTGAGTGGTGTTGGTTATCCCATTACTTGGATAGTAGCCGATCAACCAACATACAAACGTCAGGGGAAGTTTGCCTTGGCGGCGGGACCAAAGAGTGGGGGAGTGGTGGAATTCAGATCACAACTTCTTACGGATACAATCAATACTACAGCGTACTCCTATAAGAAGGCTATGACCACACAGAGACTTACCGGAGACGATAGGAACCTCTTTCATCACAAACTTCGCATAGATTCAGATCAGGAAGCAGACGGTTCCAATATTACCCTATACTCTCAGGATCATGGGCTTACCAGATACAACCATGGTGAACGAAGTTTGTTCAAGAGGTTTGTAGAGTGGTGGAGATTGGGTTATGGGGATGATCGAACGTACCGTATTGAATCGGATGCAAACGTGCGATTACGGATTGTAACAGCCTTTCTTGAACTATCGGGTGGTAGGCATAGTGGTGGAAAGCCATGAGATTTACTCAAACACCTTATCTCAATCCTCTGGTAAATGATGTAACATCCCTTATAACCATAGTCTGGGATCGGTTCTTGAATTATCTGCTGTCACTAATGCACCAGATATTTCCAAGTCTGGAATCCAATACGGAAAATACAGTATGGGACGATCTTCGTTTTCCTGCCACAAGGGGACAGGTAAATCCAGTTAATTCTAAACCTGACTTTGACACTACCAACGTAGGACTTCGATTAGACCCGGGTTCAGAAGAACCTATCTATATTGTTGCTCAACTTCCCCATAAGTACAAGGCGGGTACAAATATTCGACCTCATGTGCATTGGCAAGCAACATCAACCGATACAAATACCGTATCAATGCGGCTACAGTATAAATGGTTCAATAATGGAGAAGTTCCTCCAGCATACTCGAATGTATATAAAACTATGACGCCTTCCGGTACGGCCTTTGGCGCATCCGCTACAGGAATAGCTGAACTGGATGGAACTGGTAAGAAGGAATCCAGCATTCTAAAGATCATACTGACTCGGGATGCTACCAATGCAACCACAGATACTTATCCAGACGATATCTTATTGGATGAGTTCGATATTCACTTTCAGATAGAAAAAATCGGATCGGGTCCTGAATTTCCAATATAGGAGAATATAATGGCAACACCAGCAGCTCTTGAATGGCTGAAACAAGAACTTGGCCCGAATGCGAGTAAGATTTCGGGACTAGATAATGTTTATCGTGACCCCGAATATAAGAACATCATCGACGCTCTTTATACGGCGAATACAGACCCTACAGTACGAAGCGCGATGGAGTCGCAGGGCATTACAATCCCCAAAGCCTCCGATATGTTTTCCATACGAAAAACAGATGCGGACATTGCGTTTGGTACAGAGGCGGCTGGGCAGGGGGCGGACAACCTCTATCAGTTGGCTACAGCAGATGGTCGTTATGTTTTTAGCGCAAACGTAGCCAGTACTGCGGCAGACGAATATGCAAGAAAGCATTCTGGTGGAAATCCAGAACTAGCAGAAGCCCTTAAACAACAGTACATTCGAGATAATCCAGATGATGTGCAATCAAGAGTAAAAGTATACGATCAAAAAACACACGGCATTTGGCAAGAGTTCAAAACAGGGGCATTGCCTGTTGTATCATTTTTCGCATCCATGTTTCTTCCCATGGCAGGACCGTGGGTTGCAGCAATGGGATCGGCAGCTCTTGCATACGCACAAACAAACGACTGGAAGAAAGCACTCATTGCTGGTGTAGCTGGGTATGTCGCAGGGAGTGCCTACTCTCCAAGTGCAGCGAGCACTGCCGGTGGTGTTTCTGGTTCTGGTGTCCAAACTATGTCCGCCGCACAGGCAGCAGAACAGGGGACACAGGCGGCCCTGAATGCGCTAAATGCGGGACAGTCTGCTACGGCCGCAATCACCACTGCAACCAATGCTATTACTTCTGGTCTCCCCGAAGTTCCATCTTCCGCCGGTTTGGGGGACGGTGCTCTTATGACCGGAAACACCCAACTCGGGACGGGCGTTCAAACAATAGGCACAGGTACGCCAGGGTATCTTGGGGCAGGGAATGTTCCGGTAACTGGTTCTGGAACTCTCGCAGGAGTTACTGGCGTTGGAGCAACATCGAGTGGGCTAAACGCCCTAACACTGTCTGAAAATGTTCCGGCACTAAACTACACACCAAACATTCCTGACTGGGATTTAGGAAGTTTGGGGGATCAGGTTACAGGTGTTCCCGTAAACCCAAATGCTCCAACACCCCCTACAGGGATTTACAACACAGACCCATCCATGCCAGATACATTTGATCTAGATGCAGGTCCCGGCAGTGGCAGCGGTGGTGGGGGACTCCCCCCAGAAGCAGCTGCCGGTGCTTCTGGTATATGGGATACAATTGAAGCGGGTCTTGGGAGTATTGGAGAAAATATACTTGGTTCCGAAGGACTTGGTAATATCTCTCAGACTGGTATTGAGGGCTACTTCGATTATCGGGGCCTGGATGCTATTCGGGATGCCACAGAGCGCGGGCGCGAGGATGTGGAGACCTGGACGAACAGAGGTCTCGGTTATCTTGAACCCTTCATCCAGCAGGACCCCTCCAAGGACCCATATATGCAGGCCGCTTTAGCGGACATCAGCAAGCAGGTACAGAGCAGTGCCGCTGCAAGGGGTATGCTCCAGAGCGGTCAGACACTTCAGAACATCTCGGATACCACTATGGCTAGGGCGTACCTACCCTATCGGGGACAGAATATAGGTGCCGCTCAAAGTGCTGGTGGTTTAGCTACCGGTGCGGGTGGGAACCTAGCTACACTCGCTGGTAAGTCTGGGGAAGCTACGGCGAACTGGTGGTCTGGTTTGGGGAGGAACATTAGTGGTACTATAGGTAATGCTTCTCAGCCCAGCCTTGCAGAACAGTTCGGACAGATCACACAGGGTATACAAAACCTTCAGGACCTCTGGAATTCTTTTGGAAGTAGCGGAGCATAACAATGCCTGTCGGACAAGGAAACCCCAATAAACTGACCACTAAGGACCTATTCAATCTAGCCCTTCAGATGCAGCAGATGAAGATGGCTACTGAGAAGTTTGAACAGGATAAGAAAATACAGACATTGCAGATGCAGCAAATGCAGCAGGCGATACAAGATAGGAAACAGCAGCAGGAATTACAGGAAACTCAGCGACAAGCGTTGGGTGACTTTGCGGAAGCTGCTTTACCACAGCCGAAAATGACTGAAATGCCGGAACCAACAACGGCTATAGAATCTCCTGAAGAGCAGCAATCTGCGTTTGATCGTATTTATTCCCAGTTTTCTCAAGAAAGACAGAAGAGACAGGCCACTGTTGGCCTCGCTAAAAGCGGTGCTCTGGGAAGTCTACCCACTACTGTTCAAGAACAGCTCTTCCGGGGCGATCCAATTGGCCACTCTGGGGGCTAACGAAGTATTCGGCGAGATGAGCCTGATTGACGAGCGGTTCAGCCGCCGCACGGCCAGCGTGAGGGCAGTCGAGGACTGCGAGATCATTATTCTCGACAGAGAGGGGTTCGACGCCTACCTCAAAGGCGCATCCACCGGCATCTCCAACCTGATCAAACGCCTGTCGAACCGGTTGCGCGAAACCAACGACATTATCTCCCGCGCCGGGTTCGACGTGCAGAACCTGCCCAAGGCGATCAAGCTTACCAAGGCCGACAACGGCGAAGGCCGCCTGACCGACGACCAGATGGCCGAGGCCGTGGACGCGGCGGTGGACCTGCAACTGCTGCCCAAGAAGTTCCGCAAAGACCAGACCCTGGTGCGCGAAAACGCCGAGGCGATGAGCATTTTCCTGCTCAAAAGCGGGTCCGTGCGAGTATATAAGACTGTTGCCGGCCAGGAAGTGGAAATCGACGA